TTCTTGGAAAAATAGGGGATTGCTTGTAGTTGCGAAAAACCGTGAGGGTAAACGTGACGAAATGATTCATTTTATGCACGATGATTCATTCAAGAAGATATTTGAAAAAACTCCCATTGAAGCGGAGAATTTTTATGAGCCACAAAGTGCGCCATTTTAATGATTAATGCAGACTTAGACATACCGGAAAATGTGATCAACGAGGTTGATGAATTCTTAGACAAGATAAATATACTTTGTTGGGAGTATGGATATGAATTTATTCTTGTTAAGGGTAATGATGGAGAGCATTATTTATCGATTCGTACAAGCGAATTTAATGTTTTAGCGCAAAGGAAATTGAACTTTTTAAAAATAAATAAATGAATAAAGAACTCAGGGTAGTTTTATTTTGAAAGAACAGGATTATGAAAACATATGTAATAACAGTATCAAGATTTTTCCCTAGTACGCACTTGCGGAGAGGGGAGCCGACACATTTCGTAGAGAAGATTCTCAAAGGATCAAAAATTCACACCATTCGTTCAAATTTTTCACTTTGGCGACAACGGTTTAATGAGATCGAGAAAGGTAATGCATGTCTGTCATTGAGGTATTGGAGCGATAAACCGTTCCGGTCAAAGCAGATAGAGTTCACCCGATTAACCAAAGATGATGGTGTCGGTATGCAGCGATTGATGTTTGAGAATGGAGATGTTTCTCATCCATTCATTCAGAACGGTTTTTTAAAAACTCCTTTAACGGTTGGAGACCTGGCGCTGAATGATTGCCTTTCTCTCGACGATTTCAGGGAGTGGTTTTTGGACTACGATTTAGATGGTAGTCTTGGCATTATTCACTTTACAAAATTCAGGTACTAAGATGGCAAAACATTATGTAACATTTGGACAGGTACACACTCATATGGTAAATGGAAAGACTTTAGATTGTAATACGGTAGCTGTATTTGAAGCCGAAAGTTATGAGGATGGTCGTGGTAAAGCTTTTAAATATTTTGGAGATAAGTTCTTCACTGATTATCACGATTCTGAGTGGGATGAGAGTAAATTAATTTTTTATCCAAAAGGGTATGTTTTTTTGTGGCTATGATATCTAATAAAATACAGAAACGTAGCAAGTTGATTACAAAGTTAGACAATGTTTTCTCATTGTATATAAGGCTTCGTGATAGTCTGGTGTATGACCACAAGGCTTTCAGGTGTCTGGCTTGCTGGCAGGTCAAACCGTTCGAACAAGCGGACTGTGCTCATTACATTAACAGGAAGCATATGAGCTTGCGTTATTCTGAAATCAACTGTAACGCTTGTTGTCGTAGCTGCAATCGTTTTGATGAAGGAAACCTGTCAGGTTACCGGTACGGATTAATTAAGAAGTACGGAGAAGAAAAAGTACTATTATTAGAAAGTATGAAGAATGAAATTGTGAAATACAGTACTTTTGAAATCCAAGCTTTTATCAAGTTTTACACTGGAAAAATAAAGGAATTTGATTTTTTATGACAAAAAGTGTGTATAATAGACACACTTTTGTTATCTTTACAAATCAAGTAACTACGTGAATTAAAAAGAGTACACATGAAAAAAAGGTTAGAAATAATTTACAAACCCATTAGTGAGTTGATCGAGCCGGAGTATAATCCGAGAAAGATAACAGCAAAGCAACGTGAGGAGATAAAGAAGTCAATAACAACATTTGGTTTCGTTCAGCCAATCGTTGTGAACATGTTTAAAGGTCGTGAGAATATCGTGATTGGTGGTAATCAGCGAGTGCGTATTGCCCGGGCTTTAGGTTATGATGAAGCGCCTTGTATTCTTCTTGAGCTGAACGAGAAACAGGAGAAAGAGCTAAACCTCAGGTTAAACAAGAACCAAGCAGAGTTTGATTTTGAAGCTTTGAACACGTATTTCGAGCGTGAGTTACTTTACGATGTTGGATTCACCGACAGTGAGATCGGCAAGCTTTTAAGTGAGTTCGATGAGAAATTCAACGCCATAACCAACGACAATGCTGAGATGCCTATAGTACAGAAGTTCAACGAGAGGTATCGTACTGTGATGATTTTCTGCAACAATGAAATGGATTTTAACTGGGTAAGGAATGTATTGAAGCTTGAACGGATGCGAGATTATAAAAATACAAAGATCGGTGAATCACTTGTTATCCGTGTTCAGGACTTTCAAAAAATATGGGAGGAGGCAACGAATGTCGATTAAAATAGTTTGTCCATCCAAGGGGCGTTCAAACAACGTAACGACAGTAAGGTTCATCCCTTCACTGACATTGATCGTCCCTGACTACGAGGTTGATTTATACGAAAAATCCTACCCAAGCATTGAAGTTATCGGTACACCCAAGCACGTCAAAGGAATAACTGCCACCCGTCAGTGGATTTTAGACAACTACGAGGAGGTATTCATGATCGACGATGATGTTGTTTCAATTCGCAAGAACTACGCATTTAACGAGGAATCATCGATAGAGGATCAGGAGATAATCCTGGAGGTAATCAACTCCACCGCTGATATCGCTCGTCAGGTTGGAGCAAAGGTTTTCTCATTCTCGAAAATCCGGAATCCTTTAGAATATAATTCATTCGAGCCAATAGTGCATACAGGTTATATGAACGCATCGTTCTGTGGATTTCTCAAAGGGCATAATCTCGCATACGATCTGAATATGTCCGAGGGTGAGGATCACTATATGAGTTGTCTGACGATTTACAAGCACAGGTATTGTTTGATTGACAATCGGTTCAGCTTTATTACAGATGGTAACTTCACCGCTAAGGGTGGGTGTAACGATTATCGCACACGAGACAGCATGATAAAGAACACTCTCTACTTGAGAGAGAAATTCGGTGAAGTTATCCTCTACAAAAGTCCTACACAATTAAAGAAGAATGTCAACATTGGAGAGCGCTCCTTAAAATTTCCTTATTGATGAAGACTCTAATTTGCATACCCTCCAAGAGCAGACCGTACAATCAGAAGACAGTCGATTGGCTAAGGACTTGTACATTGCCTGAAGATGTGTACGTCAAGGTTTTCGTTGAGCCACAGGAGGCACATCATTACAGGCTTACAATTCCAAAAGGATGGTTATATGTATTACCTGAAAACGACAGAGGGAAAGGTTATTCAATGTGGGTAGCGAAACAATACGCAATAGATAACGGATATCCCTTACAGTTCTACATGGATGATGATATAAATGGATTTATCGACTTTAGGGCGAAATCCAACTTAAAGAAAGAAGTGTTCGAGAATTTGATAAGCGATTTGCCTAAACATTTTAGTGATCAGCCACAGCTCGGGTTGGTTCGTTTTCTTTCAGCGAGAGCGTTTTACTTCGTCAAGAACGAGAAGAAGACATTCTGTTATAAGAATCAGGGGGCTTGGGGCACAATGTTGGTCAGGACTGAAGAAAACAAGATCGTACCTGAAATTCTTCATTATGATGATACCGCCATTCAGCTTTATTTATGGAAGAATGGATTTTACACTCTCACTTACGGTCTTGCAGGTGTCAATGTTGAAGTTTACACTAATGATGGAGGATACCAGGTAAGGGATCGGAGACAAGATGCTGAAAAATCGATAGAATTTCTAAAGAACGATTTTCCAGAAGTATTTATGAAGTCAGCTACCCACACGCTTGGTTACGATATTGATATAAAAGCATATAAACCAAAGACTGTAAAGCTATGATTGACGTGATTATTCCCACAAACACGAAAGATGAAATGAGCAAGGTGATAACTGAAGCATCGGTTAAAAGCCTACGCAGCTCGTCCAGCTTGCAGTTTAACGTTGTAGTTATAGAGCAACAAAAGAGTTTTTCTCATCCATACGCTGATAAAGTCTTGAATTACGACTTCCCTTTCAACTATAATCGGGTTTTAAATTACGGATTATCTCACACATCGGCTAAGTATGTTTTGCTATGCAATAATGACTTGATCTATCATACAGGATTTTTCGAGGAGCTTAAGAAAGGCTTCCGACTTGGCTATCTCTCACTCTCACCTACAAATCCGGTAAGAAGCATTTTCACGACAAAACCAATAGTAGAAGGCTACGGAATCAATCACAATCTTATGGGATGGTGTATAGCCGTCAAAAGAGAAATATTCGACATAATAGGTAAGATTGATGAAGATGTATCCTTTTGGTATTCAGACAATATCTATGCGGACCAACTGAAGTACCACGGACTGAAACACGCAAGAGTTACATCATCATATGTTTTTCATTTAAGCTCTTCAAGCTTGAGGAATCTCACCAAAGAGCAAAAAGAGGAGTACACGAAAAAACAGAAGAAAATATACTTAAATGCTCGTAATAAATATGTTAAATAATTTGCTTAAAACATTTATATTTAGTAAGTTAGGATAAATATATAAGGTTATGAGTAAGAAAATTCTAACAATTAATGGATATGACTTATTTGAGGTCGTATCAGCATTTCAGAAAGAAATCAGGAGATGCAACGAGATGGATGCAATGTATTGGGGAGTTGAATTGTATAACAGTGGGTTTATTCCTTATGCTTGGAAGAGAATGATAATTATGTCGACTGAAGACATTGGTCTTGCAAATCCTATGGCTACAGTAGTCATTAATTCACTCTACTGGCAGTACAAGAAGCTAAGTGAATCGAAAAATGACCGAAAGAAGCAAAACAGGCTTCCCTATGTTCAGGCAATTCTGTACTTGACAAACTCACCCAAAAGCAGGCACACGGACTGGGCATTAAATTATCATTTCGACTCCCATCATTTTGTTGATAGTGAGAAGAAAGAGATACCCGATTATGCTATCGATATTCACACGAGGAAAGGTAAACAGCTTGGAAAGACGATTGATGATTTTTTCAATTTTGGGAGCTTTGTAAGAAATCACGATATACAAGACAATGAGGATTTTTACAGAAGTGAGTGTCGAAGAAGATGGTCTGACGATGAATGGATAAGAAAAGTGAAGGCTCGTGAAGCTTCTGAACAACAATCAATCCAGGAGCGTCAAGACCGAAAGAATAAGTCACAGGGAGAGTTATTTACATAATTACAGTTATGACACAAAAAAAAAGGAGAACGCAAGCAGCTGTAAAGCGTGACGTTGTAAAGAACTACGAGAACTCTCTTGGCAACGTCTCCGCTACTTGCAGAAACAGTAACATTTCAAGGGAAACCTTTTACCGATGGTTTAGGGAAGACCCGGCATTTGCAGAAAAGATCAATGATGTTGATGAAGCCAATTTGGATTTCACGGAAAGCATGTTATTGAAAAACATTCGTGAGGGCAAGGAAGCTTCAATCTTTTTCCATTTGAAGACCAAAGGAAAGCGCAGGGGCTATATTGAAACTGTTGAACAGGACATTAGTATTAACCCATTTTTGACATTGATGAAAGAAGCGACGTCAGATGTTTAATGACAAGTACATATCTGTTTTCAAATCTTGGCAAGCCGATTGGAACAGGTTTGCCCACGATGTTTTAAAAGCTCGTTTAGACACGGAACAACAGGATGTTCTGGCTTCAGTACAGCACAACAAGATGGTTGCCGTTGCAAGTGGCACATCGAGAGGGAAGGATTTCGTTGCTGCCTGTGCTTCTTTATGCTTTCTTTATTTAACACCAAAATTTGACAAAAATGGGAATATGATCGAGAACACTAAGGTCGCAATGACGGCACCGTGTTATGATAGTGAGACAGAGATTCTCACTGAAGATGGATGGAAGTTTTTCTTCGACCTTACCTATAACGATAAGGTTGCTCAGATGGGTGAAGGTGGTAAGATCGAATACGTTCACCCGACAGATATTATAAATGAACCTTATCACGGAGAAATGATTGGTTGTAAGACGAAATTGATAGACTTTCTCGTAACTCCAAACCACAGGTGTCTATTTAGCAACTGCAATGTAAGCTACAGTGAAGCTAA